TTGTTAGTTTGTTCTTCGTTACTTCTTCAATTTCTTTAGTCAACCCGTCCATGTCTCTCTCCTGTGAAAACCCGTGGTCAGCCCCGGCAGATCAGACGAATCCGACCCACCGGGACCTCGCACAGGAGACTAATCCTAGTTGGCGATGGTTTCTTCTTGGTAGCAAGCAACCCAGTCCACATGGACGATGGGATCAGTTGTTCCAGAAGAATGACAAACAAGACTTGGGGTCATTCCAACAATTGGAATATCCGAAGTAATGGCTGTCTGAGCAACGCCGTTGACGAATGGAGTGATTTTAGTCAACCCATCTACAACGAATCCTAGCTTGACGTAATCATCATCCACAACAGTGTGAACAGCAGCAGTCGAGCTTCGACTACCAGCTTTTTCACTGTGGATTCCCATTGCTGTCGTGTTGATAGCCTCAAAGCCAATATGATTGGCCGTCGAGTTTGCAGCACTTGCAAGCACAGAGGTATCAACTTCAGCTAGACCTGCAAACAACTGGCAGGTCGTACTCCCAATATCAGCAATCTTCACACGAGCTTCAAAGTAAATCTTTGATGCCGCAGAAGCGATAAAGGAAGATGCGCCAGCAGCACCACCAAGTTGAACTTGCACACCTTGGTTATTGGTCGTACTGTTACAGTCAAGCAACAACACACCACCCTTGGCGGCCACATCCAACGCAGCAGTTCCTGCCGTTGCTTGAGTGAGAACCCATTTGTTCTCATCGTCAAACGTCAGAAAATCGTCGATAAAACCGAATCCTTGATCCAGTCCACCAACGGCATGTTGTGCCAATGGTGCTTGGTTCCAAAGAGTCGGGCTGAGGCCCCGACGAAGGGACGCAGCTTTAAGTTGCGGTCTAGTAAATAGATCACTCATAATACTAAATCCTTTCTAATTAGGCCACGTAAAGTACGAATAAACGACGGCGGTTTAGACAGATGAACTGACCCCAAGAATCCATATGGACTTCTCTTGTGGTATGTTGGCGTGCCGCTTTTTGCGGTGGGTGCCATAGCATGTCCTTGCCCGTCTTGTAGTGATATTGAAGCACTTTGTGATTCACACCATAGATCGGGTTAGAACTGTCATTACTGTCAAGATAAGGAACCCAGATAACTGGATTACCCTTAACGACTACACTGCCTGCATACTTCGCAAGATCAACACCAAGGTTGTCATTACGAGATTCAAGCAATTTCTCCATGTCTTCTACGACACTATAAGTGGTGTAGAAAGCCCAGTCGGAATCACCTTTACCATTGCCAAGTTCAGCGAATTGCTTCGGTGCTTGGAAATAAGTATGAGCAATAGCTTTACGCATCTTCGCAATGAGGTCATCACGAGAAACAGATGTGTAATTACCACTCCAGTTCTTCCAGTTAGGTACATCAGCGACATTGATATTAGCTGCACCACTAGAGTGTCCAGAAGGATCACCGCCAGTGAAGCCACCACCAGGAGTCGTTGTTGACTTCTGAATCCAGAAGGGAATACCTAATGGAGTACGTGGGCTTTCGCTATCACTTGCTGGAGACGACCATAAAGCCGATTCCATCAATTCAAAGTAATCGTTGAACGCCGAGTGACGACGGATGTCGATTTCTCGGATGATCGTTTCACGGTCAGATTGGAAGCTCTGCTCGTCCACGTCATAACTGAAATTAACGGTCGCTTTGGTAAATGGCACTTTAGCAGTCGTCATTAAATCTTTAACTGCTGTAGCGTCAACGCTGTATAACTCCGAGAACTTTGCAGTTCCGGTGTTAGTCGTCTGTACTTTCCAATTAAGGTGTGCTCCACCTTGGTAGGGAGTACGTGCCTTGCCGCTAAGGAACTTAGCTGCGAAGCAATGGTGTTGATTATCTAGACTCAAATCCACCCATGACTTTTTCTTGAAGTTATCAAGAGTCAAGGTAGTAAAATCGTCTAGCTGATCTGGTAACAAAGGCATGTTTATGCCCTCCTATTTAGCAGACCTACTTACTTCCATTTTCGATCATCGCACTATCATAAAAGTCTTTGAGCACATTGCTATTAACGGCATCGTTGATGTCGTCGATAGGTCGTGCATCAGATGAAGGAGAAACTCCCCCACCTAAACGACGTTTACTGTTAGAACGCAGTCGATTATTTCGGCTTTGTCGGTCTTGGTTTCCAATTTCATCAGCAAAAACTGAGTGATACGCCTGCTTAACAAGGTCATCCATTGCTGGCATTCCTCGACCTGAACTCCGGTATCCATTAGCCAAAACAGTCATCTGCTCATAAACAGATTCCATGTTCTTAGCTTCAGGTGACCCAGCTTTCAAATCCTGATAAGCACTCGAACCAAACAAGTTTTCATTCGATAAGTTAGTAATAGCAGTGTTGAACTGCTCCAATTCACCAGCAGCGTATTCTTGTGACTGTTGCTGTTGGGCATAGTTCACAAATTGTTGCTGGTCGAGAATACTCTGAGCGACTAAATTCAATTGACCATCGTAATGGGATTGCATGTTTGCAGCCATTGCGTTGATCGCAGCCTTTAAGCCGTCATCGTAATCATCACCCAGTTCTATAGAGAACTGAGGTTGTTGAGGTAGTTGTTCCTCGGTGCCACCCTGTTGCTGTTGGCCTTGATACCAATTGTTCCATTGGGAGAGTTGTGCATTCCCTTGGTCAAATTGATTGACTACATACGACAGTGACTTCTCGGTTCCAAAATCGGACGGATCAAGTCCATATTGTTGGGCACGAGATATTAGGTCAGGATTAAACGTCTGACCGTCATCAACAGTGGAATCTTCAACACTATTGTCTTCTTCTGACACTGCTTCAACTTCGGCAGTATCAGTTGATTCTTCTTCGATACTGACCCCTGGTTCCGACTCTGTGTCGTTCTCCAAGGAATCAATAACCTCCAAGTCCCCTTCAGATAAAGTCACCTCCTCATCCGGTTCTATTTCTTTTATTTCTTCAGCCATGTCTAGTCTCCATATCCCCCGTCCCTATCGACTAATCCTCGATGTTTCAGGTAACGTGCTCGTTCCCCTCGACTAGTGAATACGCATTCACCATCATTAGAGAACTCTACTCCTGTGAACCCACTCTGTTTCGCATCTTCACGAAACTCTTTAACTTGTGAGAAGTGAACTCCAGCACCTAGGCTTTTAAGGCCTGTAGCCCAGCCGTTAGAGCCACATCTCTTGTCTTTTGCTGCACCAGCCGGATACTCCTTGGCAGGTTGTTTGTGGTCATGCCAACGGTTTACACCGTCAGGGTCTTTCCATAAAAATTGATTACCCAACTGCTTGCTCCCGACCCATCTGGTTCATCTGCTGTTGATTTGGTTGTCCACCTTGCAGAACCTGTTGCATCACATTACTTCGTGATTCAGCAGTACCACCTGTGGGTACACTCCTCCGAACCGATTCCCGCACAGTATGACTTGCTTTAGCTGGCTGCTGTGGCGTAGGTCCTGGTCGGTCTTCTTTTGGTTCTTCAAACTTCACGATCTGTTTCAATCGTGGCATATCCATCAACTCTGCGTACATCTCAACGAGTTCTTGAATGTCTATCGTTCCACCGTACTGTTGCATCATGCCTTCCATTGGAAGTGCAATCTGAGTAACAAAACTTGAGATTCCCTGCATTCGTTCTGAAGGTGACTTGTACATCATCGAGAACGGTTCAATCTCAAAGTTGTAATCAATGAAGTCGCCTTCTCGGACTTCAGGAGTCCAGTCAGCCCGTACCTTGATGCCAGACGTTTCAAAGTCTTGAGGTATCTCAAGTACTTGGTCATGCCACAATAATGAACCTAAATCTCTGCAAATCCTGCTAGTGAAATCGACCACACGATATTGCATGTTCGCTTCACGCTTGGTCACAGCACCGTGGATTAGTTTGTCCTGACCTAGTGTGTCCGACTGTGGCCCTAGTCCTGCCATCATTTGCAGGTTGCCAGCCATACGGTCATACGTGTCTTTCATGGAATGAGAAAAGGCTTGATTCTGTGGATCAACGCCACCCATCTTCATCACATTCACACTGTCAGGATTATCAACCCGTGTCCATTCACCATCACTAGCCTTCTCAATACGACGTGCATCGTCTTGATGACCTGCTTGGTAAAACGGTATGTCTTTTTGTCTCTGTGCCTGTCGTCGTTGTTTGCGTAGCAACCCATTGATAAGGTCATGCAATGGCTTCAAGTTCATTGCAGGGGACACAGGCATGATGTTATCAGGCACTTCACACGTAAGGCTCAGTGTATGGAATGGACCATTCTCCGGCCCTTCCCATTCGACCACACGCAATGGCTCTGTATTCTTACCAACTGGTAACGTCACCACCAACTTGTCTTTAGGAAGCCACACATCCATCAGATCAATCATGGGTTCTATGCCAGCTTCTTGCGTCTCGCTCTTGAGCATCTCACGGATCGGCACTTCACCAGAATCAGCATTCCATCCCGGATACTGACTTACAACGTCCAGTTCCTCTGCAACCTTCTTGTTGTAAGCACCATCATTGAGAACCTTCTCTCTGCTGATACGGTACTTGTTTAGTGCAAACGACGACTTGCGCCACTCAGAAGCAGTTGTGTCATAACAGAAGTCATCAAGGCTAATGTTCTCTGCGAATGGCTTGCCAGGGTCTACCCATGCGTCTTCACCCTCAAGCTCAACCAAACCAGCGTCAGCCGTATATACCTTCACGATACCCATTGAGAAGAATGAATCCATCACTGCCTTACGCAATGTATCTTCTAACCGAATCTCTTTGATTAAGTTATTAATCCCCAATTGGAACGAATGAGCAAACCATGTTACATCTGTGTGCTGGGCTGTCACTAACACACGAGGTCGGTTTGCTGCTAAGGACATCGTATACGTTTCAGCCGTCTGGTACATCAAGTTCATAATGATGTCTTGACGACCTGAATCACCTGAAGAACCATACATGGAACCCACAAAGTCCTTGACTAATTTCTTACGCACTTCCCGAAACGGTCGAAGAACTCGTGTAGAGTTTTCTATCGCTTTGAGGAGGCGAGCACGATGTAGTTGGCTACTAGGGTCCATTTACCATCCATCTTTCAGGGCTGTCTTACGTCTCTCGTGTTCCTTAAATCTCCACGCCATGCAACCATAAGGAATGTTTTCCTCATAGTCTTCCCTGTCCTCTTTACTTACTGCCGGACGATCCTTACCAGCGTGCCATGCAATCGCTGCTGCGATAACACGGTCACCATGTGCCTGTCCCTTAGCACTGTCATCCATTGTCCTAACGGATCGGGAGTGAACAACTTTACCATTACGGTAAACATACTGACGACACTCATTTAACAGCTTGCTACTGCGTACACAGTATTCACCTGACTTGATTGCCGCCGCCATCTGACTGAGTACAGCAAGTTTGTTCTTGTCTGTACTGAACCATCCAGGGTTCCGAGTCTTCTTGCGGTATGTCTTGTTCTCAATTTCTCGATAGTAGATATAGGGATATTTACGTTCGAGTATCTGTTTCGTGAAAGCACCACCTGGTGGTCCATTCATTTCCCAGATTAGATAGGCGTTATTGAACCATTTACTCGCTGCAATAGACATGTCTGCAAACGCTTCCGGTCGCACCGTGTTCGTCGCAAACTCGCCAACCTGCTGCCCAGTAACTGTATCCATAACAAACATTACGGAGTTACTCGTGTAGTCACCACCAAGACCTGCACTAATGTCACAGCCTATGACGTATTGCCCTGAATTAACAGGAATCCCTCTAGAGTCCCGATGGCACCAGATTTCAAATGGCCCATCTTCTGTTTCATTATAGTCAGGTTCTAGGGTTTCTTCATCATAAAAAAGTATACCTTTTTGGTAAGGATTAAGAATATTTTCCTTACCACACTCGTATAACTCTTTCCCAAATATCTGATACTCCGATCCACCGTAGTCCCTATCTAGTTCCTGAGCGATAGTTTGTGGTGTTGCACCAGGTCGTGAACACTCCTGATCGTAGTACGGGCTACGTACTATCCCATCGAGTACATGCTTATATGAAGCAGGAAAACGGTACTCCTCATCAAGTATCTTCAGTATTCCGTCCTTACTGGTATATAAGCCCACACCCCTGTCAGGATGGTCTTTCCAGTCCAAGATAATCTTCTTCATGTTACTCGGTGTGTGCATCACGTCGTAGTAAGCACCAGAGGCACCTTTAGGCGTGGATACAAAGAGCCTACAGTCTGTAGCGTGCTGTGTAGCCGCTAGTGCTCTATAGTCGTCACCATTGGGGAAAGCAGCGTATTCATCTATCGCTATAGCCTTCTTACGACCACCACGGAAAGCATCTTCCGTCGTAGAGGCACCCTCAAACGTAGCACCATTATCCCGATTCTCCATCAGCATATTACTGCGGTACACGTTCTTAGGACGCATCCACTTAGGCAATCCACCCTTACCACCGTCACCATGTAGCAAGAAGTCCAGCTTCCACATCAATGTATCCTTCTTCCCTGGCTTATCCACAAGATCAGCAGTACGAGACATAATCCCAAAGCTGGAGAAGTCATCAAACATCCAGTGATGAAAGAACAAAGTAAGAAACATCCACGTAGCACCAAGGTCACGAGACTTCTCTAGCCCTATATCGTCATCCCCTAAACCCTCGTGCATCGTCAGGAACGCCTCGTCCTGAAAGCCATAGGTTATAAACGGGATCACATTGCTAGATGTGCCACGCAGTCGGTTGTTTCTAGGTTCATATAACCAGCAAAACGCATTGATAAAAAACAATATGTCATGCTTACAAGCAGTCCAAAGAGTACGTTGTCGCTCTGGGGTATCAGCCCATTTCAACAATTCCATACGATACTCAAGGTTCTCCTTAAGCGTCTTTGGCACTTGGTCATATAGACTCAAAGCATGATTCCTTCGTTATTCACATCTAGTATATTCTGCAATGACTGTAACCACTGCCACCATACATACGTCTTCCAAATAAGAGCACAGACATAAACTGTGCTAACTGTGAAGAATAGCGTCCCCATTCTGTAATACATCTTTTTCATTTGACACCTCCGAAAGTTGTCCGAGCATTTGCTCTATCTGTTCAATACTTTCTCCTGTGTCGCGCATCCCCTGCTCTTCACCCTTAGTTCCCTGCTTTAGCTTGTCACCAAGCACCTTATCGAAGAACTTAGTCTGGTTCTCCGATGCCCATATAAGCATGTTCCATGCACCAGGAGAGGGAGCCTCACCCGGTGTAACCTTCCACTGTGACTGCTCTCCTATAGCCTTATGTAAGTTATGGAACACAAAGGCAATATCCACTGGTAACTCTGACTCGTTAATGTCAAACTCACCTAGTGTATTTATCAGTTCCCCCTGTTGTATCTGTTCCTGAGCAGCAACTAACTGCTCCGGTATCCCCGCATTACCAAACCGCATGAACCGTTCGTGCATCTCTCGCTCTAACTCAATGGAGATAAACCCCATGTCGTCCATAGCCTTCTGAGCCGCCTCACGCCACGTGTAACGAGGATCAGCCTTATTCTCCTTGTATCTGCGGGTATACTCCTCTATACGCCCCTCACGCTTGGCACGCTCTATAAACAACTCCCGTGCCGATGGTTTACGCGGTCTTGATTTCTTAGGCTTTATTGGGAACATTACACCGTCCTAAACGTCTTGTATAACGGCAATGCAGTGGAGTGGGTAATCGCTAACCCGACCTGCTCTGCATCCATCTCCGTTGCCGTTAGTGTTATTGACCATTGACCATTACCCTCGTGAGCCGCACTGTTAGTACTTGTAGATTGTGATCCACCATCCTTGATAACCTTACATGTCACACTGCCGCTGGTAATAGCCGCACCAGTAGACTTATTGATGAGCACAAAGGTGAAACCTGTAATGGCTACACCCTGCCTGTACACCTCATCGGTCACATCACCCATTAGCGTATTGACCTCCGCTATGACAGGTATCACATAATCTGCCGTTGCTAGACCACGAGTGACAATGTATTTAACTGTACCCGTACCAACAAACGCTGGACCTATTAAGTCTTTAATCGGCATTAAGCATCTCGCTTACGATAGGTTGGATTAGTTGCATCGTCCATGTCGAACCGCATTGCCTGTGTAGATTCATCTAACTTGAGGGTGGTAATCTTATCGCCGCTTATTGAATAGCTGCCAACACAACTCAGGATCATGTAAAGAAGCTCGGCTGGTGTGCAGGCAGTTTCACTTGCTCCTGCATAGGCTTCAGCAATATCCGTTGTCCACAGGGCATCCATCTCAGCCTTGGTCGGTGGGTCATAGGCGTTCAGTGCGTCAGTACATTCACTCTGTACTTCAGCATCCCAAGCAGCGTTCCAAGGTACAGCCGATAGTCCTGCACCCGCGGAGCCAATAACTGCTGTGTCCGTAAGAATATCAGACAATGCCTTACCATACGAACCACCAGTTGTGTGTCCAGACGTAGCCTCGTCCCATACAGCATCGGCAATAGCACTTGCACTGCCTCCTCCACCAGTTACCCAAGAAGCGTCACCCCTGTCCCTGAGTGCCTGTAAACTGTCAGTCGTGTTCACGAAGTCATCCCAGTCAGCAGTGGATTCCTTGCTAACCAACTTGGCCACAATGGAGTTATCCACTATGTCCGATCCAGCTACTGAAGCGGATACAAGATGGTCAAGACCATAAGTCTCAATAGCCGCATCACAAGCAGCATTTATCTGGTCAGTAGCGTCAGAACCTTCTATCTGCGTGACATTCACGCTTAATGTATCTTGTACGCCGTTTATATGATTACTTCCATCAACCGTTGGTAGACCACCATTAGCCGCAGGGTCAGCGTCTGGAAGTCTCTCAAACTGTATTGTAATCGGCAAAACCACAATATTAGATGTACTGCTTTTACCACATAACGTGCCAATATTACAGTCTGTTTCCGTGGCAGTCATTGTTATCTTGTATATGCCGGGACAGTTCGTAGCGTCTACTTCCCCAATTGCATCGTCATTATCTGGGGCAGAAGATGTACCGTCCTTAACCCACCTTAATGTCAACTCAGAATCTGTTTGACCCGTTTTACCTACATTATTGCCTGTATCCCAAGCAACAAAGGTAATTACCATTGATACGTTTCTTGTAGCCATTATGTACTCATTCCATTAATAAATAGAGTTATTGGTATTTTTGCCGCTGAACTGGTTGAATAATTCAATACTAACTTTGGCCCGTGAGCGTTCCCGCTGTGGTCGTAGGTTCTGAATGTGTAACTCCAATCAGCGGATGTTGCTGGACCTCGAAAGTAAAGATTGATGTCATTTCCTGACGACCAGCTACCACGATCAACGATCTCTTTGATAATGGTCTTTATCTCCGGTGAATCGACCCAAGCCCCTGTACTGGGACTTCCTCCTAGCGTCCAAGTTACTGTTGCAGAAGTCTTTGTCGCTGATCGAATGTCACCTTCGCTAGATGCCTGAGCCGCATCATCAACGTCGTTACCATCGATCACAATTGATTTGCTACCAGCACTGCTGTGGGCTGTAGCGTAGATTTGTATTTTTGCGTCGTCTATTGTTGCGCCCTGTGGAATAGCTACGCTGGTAAACCGCATATAGTTTGTCCAGACAAATCCGCTGGCCATCTCCATCTCATTCACCGCTTGGTAACCAAACTTCATCGTCGTCGCACTAGCACTCTCAAGGCTGTGAGTTACGCTACTGGACATATCGGTTTCGGTCGTATGCTGACGATCATCAGCACTAGCCGCTACTTGTTCGGTTACAGCGGTCATCTAACACTTCCTTCGAGTCTTGACCTTCTTACCACTCTTCTTGGCGTAACGCTTTGCAGCAGTCTTACCCTTAGCCGTATATGCGAACTTCTTCTTTCCTACTTTAGGCATGATCCGTCTCCTTTA